AAGTTACCAACGTTATCAACGCATGCAAAATGCAAGTATCCTTTATCAAGGGTTGCGGGAAAAATACGTTGGAAACCAGCCGATCCGTTGTAGCCTGACCAACCGCCTTTAGGTGCAACATCCACACCAGCAGGTTCGCCTACCGTGGTTTTCGAGGTTGTTATAACAGTCATGATTCGTCCTTAAAATTGATTATTACGACTTACGGGGGAAATTCTTTTTTTATAATACGCTATTCTTCGTCGGTTTCAAATCGTATAACGGGCTTCATTACGCAGCGACAATTTATCGCCTCTCCAGGTATACCCCTATCGGCCTCGGGTACGCCTAACGCGGCTTGTTCTGCGTATAGATTCTCAAAGCTAAAAACATGCCCATTTATTTTTAAATGAGATTCTCTTGGCTTCTGACCGCCTCCGCTATGTATCCATTCAAATTGTTTGACACCCAAAGTTTCTAAACGTTGTTTGTTGATTCCGTTGTACGCTTTGCGTGTCTGGTCAAGTGCCAGATTTTTGGCGCGTCGGTATGTCTGACCGTCAAATTTTTGAATGTCTGGGATTAAATCGGCAATCCCCCTGCCTGTGGTAATTGAACGCATAACCGATCCGGTTACGTCTTTAAAATATTGTTGAGGTATGGATTTAATTAACGATACGTTTTCAGTAATCAAAGCAGAAGCTACTTCCTCCTGACCTTTGGTTACTACGCCCGTTTTTAACGACAAGCCTCCCGAAAGAGTCTCTAGGCTTTTATGTAATGCGGTTTTACTTGCTTTCGACGCACCCTCTACCATTGCTTGAGCTAGAGGGTTCGCACGTTTATTAAATAGCTGTGTGAATTTTGAGGTTAACGCATTCATTAAGATCCGAGCCTGAGAAGCAAGCGACGCATCCATCGCGCTATTCTCCTCTTGCTGCGTAAAAAACTCATCGGCAATCTCCCCTCGAAATAATCGAGTAACTTGCTTTTTTGTCTCGTCTGCCATTTTACGCACCAATTGCCGGAGGGCTTGCTCATAGCGAGCCTGTTGCGCAGCATTATACGTTAAACGAGTCCCTTGTAGAGTAACGTCCCTATTTTCTGCCCACTTTTTTTTATTTTTAGTCAACGGAGGGTTAGCCATGAATTTCCCAATCCTCGCCTAAGATATCCATTGTTTGCGCGTCCCATACGGATACATTGTTTCCTATACAAACGTCAATATGAGCATTGTATTTAACCTGTGTACCCTGCGGAAAAATAACATTCAACGGATAACGGTTAACTACAAATTCCGAGCCAGGGACGAGGAATACAAAAACGTCCTTTGGCCACCCTGCGCGTTGCATCCGCGCTCCCTTTTTTATTAATTCTAACGCGTCGCTAAAATTCATCGTTACGCTCCTGACGGGTCGCTAGGCATAAACGGATCTTCTCCGTCTTCGTAGTCTTCCTCGGTTATTTCAATCCCTGTATAGCCACTCTTAGGGTCTGCAGCAATTCTATCTAGTTCGGCCTTACCGTCGATTGCTCCTGACTGAGTAAGGAGAACACCTGTTTCCGCTTTAAGTTTATTAAGTTCTGCCTGTTCCTTCGTAGTCATTGCGTCTAACTCGTTCCAGCTCACCGTAGTGTGGAATGGTTCAATATTAAATTTAGGCGCGATATATGAACGAATAAGCAATAGGTGGTGACGTTCGATTAAAGGTGTTAAATCGTGACTCTGGATACTCTCCAGCTCTTCGTGATAATTTGCTTCCTCATACTCTCCGGTCGAGTTAAACCCTTTTGGAGGAGTACCCATAAGTTTAACTGCAGGTACGTTTGCTGCGGCTGCCACGAGCTGATACTGCGTCATAATAACCGCATCTAAATCCGTTAGGGACGTGTCGAACTGAGTCATCTCGTCGTCAATACCGATAGTTTTAACCCCGTAGTTATCGCGTGTTGCGACAAATTTATCGAGACGGGCGTTAATCTTAGCTGGGAACATTTCGGCCTGTGCCAGGTCAACCTTTAAAACGTCAGTACGTTTAGTCAAGGCCAGCATCGGGGCTTCATTAGCGGTTTTTTCGGCTGCATACACACGCTCGCAGATCTTCTGAGGGATCGGAATTCCTCCGAAAATATACGTAGGTTTCAGAATGTCGGTTACTTCCTCAGTACGATAAATAATTAAATGCGTTCTATGTACTAATATCCCGTTAATCGTCCACCAAGTTGGTTCGTAGAAATTAATCGACATCGGATTGCCCGATGCTTCGGAGTCGAGCTGAGGAGTTATCCAATAGGGGTCAATCTGAGAGATCCCCTTATAACTACCAGGCGTTATACCGTCGGGGTTAAAGGGGTTTTTGTAATAATCGGGGTCGTTAGACTCCACAATAAACATAGCAATTCTTATGCCAAAGATACGCCCCATTTGAACAAATTGTATTAAATTCTTATTTAGCTTGAACTGAACGTCTAGCCGTCTAATCTCGTCGAGTATCTCTGGGTCGACTTCTGTTCCGTCATTTACCGTAATGTCAAAGCCGTTACGCGTGGCATCTTTAGCTGGCATTAAACAGGCTTTAGAAATTAACCATTGCTGGGCGAGCAAAGCACACATTTGATACCCGATAAACGTTTGAGACGCATACCAGAGAACCTGAGCATTAGGTAAAATCCCGTTTGCATAAAATGACGCTTTTATATTCGTGTTGTTATCCATAGCGTGAGCCGGAACTAGCTTCCCATCTTCTGCCATTGCGTGGTATTGGGGATTTTGAAAATTCCGCTCCCAGAGTTCCTCGATACGTTCCATCTCCGATTTCTGGTGGTAGTCGTCCGTTGAAAAGACTTGTCTCGCTCGTTCGGGCTTAACTTCGGGCTGTGGCTGTACCACTGGCTTTTTAAAATAACTTAATAATCTCTTAATCATAGAAAGCACTCCTTCGCGCTGGGGGAACGGGGGCAAACGCTATCATAACGCTATCGGCTTTGTTTGGCGATTTCGCCCCGTCAGGTAATTTATTAACTAAAATTTTCCCTACATCATTCTGAGAATATGTCGGTTGCGATAATTCCGCAATCAGGCTAGAGAGATAATTCACACTGCTTGATATTGAGATTATATCGTCTGGGTTAACCTCTTTTTTCTCAACGACCGCCCGATAGGTTAACTGGAAACGCCTTCGTAACGCCCACCACGCCTGAGCCTTAGCGTTTGCGAAAAAGTCCTCATTCGTGCGCCCTTTCTCTCGGTTCTTATGGTCTGCGCTTCGTTTAAAGGGATCGCCTTCGGGGTCAATAACTCCCCCAGAACCTCTAAACGGATTAACGAGGATTTTAGTTTCTCGCTTCTCATTGATAACCCTGGCATCGCCTCGAACCCCCGCGCCTAAACCGTCCGCGTCATAATCAAACGCGTCATATTCCAGTACGTCACAGAGAGTAAACGTTTTCTCTACGGTATCAAAAATATCTGCGCCCTTACCGCTCCACTCGTCGATATACTCGACCATAATTCCCCAGCGACCACACAGCGCGTTTTTGTCCTTCCCTTCGTCTGCAACGTCTAGCCCTGCCATCCGCTTGCCAGAGGGAGTAATATTTAATTTTATGTGTGCGTCTATCGACGCTTGTACCCACGCAGAGGGAATAAGAATACCCGTAACAGACGCGGTATAATCGAGGTCTATCTCCTGCGCTATGACGACTGGGTCGTCGATGTCTCTACATTGTTTTTCGTACCAATTATCATCCTTTCGGGGGTCTTCTCTCCAGTGGAATGAGAACACGTTAATTTTCCCCCCAAAGCGTTTGCGAGCAAAAGGGTTATTGCTGCCCCGAGGAGTCGAAATATCAATACGGCAATTGGTCGTTTGCGAGAGTGAGGCATCTATAAGCTCCGGTCTAGGCATCCATGCTGATTCATCAACGAAATAGAAAGACGCACGAGCACCCCGCCCTATGCCGTCTCCTGATTCCCCCGCGATAACTGAACCTGTCATCGGGAATTCCACGCGCATAAAGGGCGCGTGTTTCCTTTCGTCCCATTCGCCCCGAAATTCTTCCGGCAAGTTTAATACGAACTGTCT